GATTATCATATTTTCCTTTGGATGTGCATGCTTTTGAAGACCCAAAGCTGGAGTCACTTCTAGATCATTATGGACCATTTGGTGGATTTGTATATATCCAGATACTATCTCTTGTCTATAGAGAAGGGTATTACTTAAAGATTACATCTAATGAGTTAGCTATTAAGCTACTTAAAATCATGGGACATAATTGGATCAGAGTAGACAAGGTCCGGGAGATTATTCACAGTTGCGTTGAGCTTGGACTCCTTGAAAGAGCGCTCTTTCTGCAAGGTGTTATAACGTCGGTATCTATCCAGAAACAATTTATTCTTTCCACAAAAAGGAGAAAGAATATTAATATTGACAAGTATTGGTTGCTTGACCAGGTGACTATGAACAAATTAGGGGTCCTTTTAAGTATGCAAATTAGTGAAGATAATGTTAACAATAACTTAGTTAGTGTTGACAATAACCTAGTAAATGTTGACATTAATACACAAAGTAAAAGTAAAAGTAAAAGTAAAAGTAAAATAGATAAAAAGATAATAATAGATAAAAGCATTTATGGGTTCCCCAAAATGCATTACTTAACACAATTAATTATTTCTAGGAAATACATTAAAGAGTTTGATGCAGATATTATGAAGTATAACTCTCTTTTTGAATCAGCAATAGAAACTTATACTTATGAGAATGTATTAAGTGGTGTTAACTACTTGATATCTTATTCAAAGAATCCAGGAGTACCTATTGATGATAAGTACAATTTTATGAAGATATCGTTACTTAATAATCTTGAACGGTTTAAGAAGTTAGAAAACGGAAGAGGTGAGACATTTGAAAAATGGTTCCAAAGAAGCTTTTTACAAGTGGATAGATGATGTTAAGAAAGCCTTCAGACATAAAACTGAGTTAGAAGAGAAGCTCAGATATTATGAGAGAAGGCTTGTTGGTTATAACGCAGTTACTTATGATTCGATAGGCTCTGACTCAAGAAAAAATAATGTAGAAGAGAATCTGTTATATACAATTGGAAAGATAGAAAAGGTCAAAAGCAAAATTAGAAAAGCAAATAGTATCGTCCTAGAGTATCAGGAATTCAAAGAGAACCTGAAGGAACAGGAAAGGCAATTGTTAAATAACTTTGTCGAATTAAATCTAAGTATAGGAGAGGTAGCAACAAGTATGAAAATTTCAAGAAGTAGAGTTTATAACATCTTACTTGCGATAATTGATATATATATTGTTAATTAAGCTATAAAGTGAATACAAGTTGAGGAAATTCAATTTAAAACTAGCTAAATAATGGTATAATTGTCTCAAGTATGGTCTATTATATATTTATGAAATATCTAATTATGAGCAGCTATAAGACTTAAAAACGCGGGGAGAGAAAGTATGTCAAATCAAAAAGAACGAGAAAGAGCGGAATTACACAAAACAATATGGCAAATCGCTAATGATTTAAGAGGGTCAATTGATGGATGGGATTTTAAACAATATGTATTAGGAATGCTATTTTATAAATTTATATCTGAAAATCTAGTTACATACATTAATAAAAATCAACACGCTTCAGGTGAAAAGAACTTCAACTATGAAGACTTTTCTGATGAGAGGGCTGAAAATGCTAGACAACAAGTCGTGGATGAAAAGGGTTTCTTTATTCTACCTAGTGAATTATTCTCCAACGTATCTAACAAAGCAAAAAATGATGATGATTTGAATGTAACATTAGAAAACGTGTTTAAAAATATAGAAAAATCAGCAAGAGGAACAGAATCAGAAGGCAATTTAAAGGGCTTATTTGATGATATTGATGTGAACTCAAACAAACTTGGCGGGACAGTAATTGAAAGAAATGAAAAACTTAGAAAACTTCTATTTGCTATTAGAGAACTTAAACTTGGTAAGTATGAGGATAATAGTATTGATGCATTTGGTGATGCTTATGAATATCTAATGACAATGTATGCAGCGAATGCAGGTAAATCTGGGGGAGAGTTCTTTACGCCACAAGAAGTAAGTGAACTACTTACACGACTAGCATTGATTGATTTTGGTAATGCAACAACTGATGAAAAAGGCAATATAAGTATTCCAGATAAGAAACGAGTAGAGAAAGTATATGATCCGGCTTGTGGCTCGGGTTCTTTGTTGTTAAAGTTTGCTAAAATTTTAGGAAAAGAAAATGTGAAATTAGGCTTCTTTGGACAAGAAATCAATTTGACCACTTACAACTTAGCAAGAATAAATATGTTTTTACATGATATTAACTTCGAAAAATTTAACATCGGCTATGGAGATACGCTTAAAAACCCTATACACTGGGACGATAAACCATTTGATGCTATTGTTTCTAATCCGCCATATTCAATAAAATGGGATGGAAAAGACAATCCATTATTTATAAACGATGAAAGATTTGCACCTGCAGCGGTGTTAGCTCCCAAATCAAAAGCGGATTATGCTTTTATTATGCATATTTTAAGTTGGTTATCATCTAATGGAACTGCATCAATAGTTGAGTTCCCAGGTATTTTATATCGTGGAGGCGCTGAACAGAAGATTCGCAAGTACTTGGTTGACAATAATTTTGTCGATTCTATTATTCAACTACCATCAGATTTATTCTTTGGGAACACTATTTCTACAGCAATTATGATTTTACGTAAAAACAAATCTGAAAATAAAATTCATTTTATAGATGCAAGTGAGGAATTTGAGCGTAAGGGCATTAAGAATAAACTCTCAGATAATAACATTTTAAGAATACTTGAATCTGTTCGCTACAAAAATGAAAAAGAGTATTTTTCAAGATATGTTCAATTGTCAGAAATTATTGAAAGAGACTACAACCTATCGGTCAATACTTATCTAAAAAAGGAAGACAAGAACGAAGTTATTAATATTATAGAGTTAAATCAAGAGATTAAGGAGATTGTGTGTAGGGTTGACCTTCTTAGAAAATCGATAGAAGCGATTGTCACTGATTTAGAAGGTGATGAGGTTGAGTAAAATTTACGATGTGATCCATGAATTATCTCCAAAAGGAGTAAAGTTCAGACCTCTTTGGGAATTAACTGTGTGGGATAAGAAATTCAACGCTGTAGATAATGAGAAGCAAAGTAAAGTTGTTAAATATACATATGTATTAGCAAAAAAACTTAAAGAGTTAGTAGTTATAAATGGAAAAGTGAGATTATTATCTACAGGAGATTATGTAGCATTTACCTCTGAGAAAAAAGCAGGAAATTTGATCAGTGAAGGAGAAATTATTGCGATTCCTTGGGGAGGTAAAGCTAACGTAAAGTATTACAAAGGTAAATTTGTAACCGCAGATAACAGGATAGCAACTTCAAAAGATGTGGCAATATTAAATAACAAGTTTTTGTATTATGTATTTTTAGATAGAATAGATGAAATTCAATCATTTTACAGAGGAGCAGGAATTCAACATCCTAGCATGAAAAGAGTGCTTGATTTGTTGATCCCAGTGCCTCCACTGGAAGTCCAAAATGAGATAGTTCGAATTTTGGACAATTTTACGGAGCTAGAAGCGGAGCTAGAAGCGGAGCTAGAAGCGGAGCTAGAAGCAAGAACTAAGCAGTATGATTATTATAGAAATAAACTTCTATTTGAATTAGATAATCTATATCCAAAAAACGAGATTAGTTCAGTTTGCAATAAAACATCAAATATTAAGTGGAATGAACATAAAAATACAGATAAGATATATATAGATCTCTCATCAGTAGATAGAGTAACACACGCAATTGAAAATACTGAAACTATAAATTCGGATAATGCACCAAGTAGGGCAAAAAGAATTGTTAAGGAGGACGACGTATTGTTCGCTACTACAAGGCCAACGTTAAAGAGATTTTGTCTAATTCCTAAATGTTTTGATTCTCAAATATGCAGTACAGGTTATTGTGTTCTAAGAACCAAAGTGGATGTTATGATTCCAAAATTCATGTATTACCAACTATCAAATGCTAGATTTTTTGACTATGTGGAATCAAAACAAAAAGGATCTGCATATCCGGCAATCAGTGATTCTGATATTAGAAAATACAAAATATCTTTACCACCAATTGACGTCCAACAAGTGGCTGTTGATAAGCTAGATACTTTTAGTAATTGTGTTATGTCGCTTACTGCTGGGCTCCCGGCTGAAATAAATGCTAGAAGAAAACAATACGAGTATTATAGAAATAAACTACTTACATTTTAAGGAGGTGTGTTGTGATGGAAGAGTATAAAATAATAGTTCAACAAAACGAATCTACAGTTGTTGAGGAATACAAATCAAATCAAGAAAGACAAAAAGAGTATCAAAGCGAACCAGAACTAGAAAATGAGTTAATCAAACAACTAAAAAGCCAAGGGTATTCATTTGTTAATATACACAATAATACAGACTTGATTTTGAATTTACGTAAGCAGCTTGAGCGTCTAAACAATTACACATTTTCTGAAAATGAATGGAATACTATATTTACTAAATACATTGATAACACTAACGAGGAAATAGTAGAAAAAACTCGTAAAATACAAGAAGACTACATTTACAACCTTGTAAAGGAAGATGGATCAACTATAAATATTAGACTTCTTGATAAGAAACAAATTCATAATAACAAACTTCAAGTCATACACCAATATGAGGTTGAGGGGAAAAGAAAAAATAGATATGATGTAACTATCTTAGTTAATGGATTACCACTTGTACATGTAGAATTAAAAAGACGAGGGGTGTCAATTAAAGAAGCGTTCAATCAAATTAGAAGATATGAAAATGAAAGTTTCTGGGCAGATAATGGGTTATACCAATATGCACAGATTTTTGTCATTTCTAATGGAACCGAAACCAAATATTATTCAAATACAACACGCGAGCTAGCTAATAAGGAAAATCAAGGGTTTAACAGCACAAAGAAGAAAACAAGTCATTCATTTGAATTTACTAGCTACTGGGCGGATGCTGAGAGTAAGAACATACCTGATTTATGTGATTTTACCGCGACATTTTTATCTAAACATACTATTCTAAATGTATTGACAAAGTATTGTATCTTTACAGTTGATAATCTATTATTAGTTATGAGACCATATCAAATCGCTGCTACTGAAAAACTTGTAAATCATATTAAAATTGCTCATAATGCAAAAACATACGGCTCAATAGATGCTGGTGGTTACGTTTGGCATACTACAGGTTCAGGTAAGACTTTAACATCTTTTAAGACAGCTCGCGTATCATCTGATTTAAATTATATTAAAAAAGTTCTATTTGTTGTGGATAGAAAAGATTTAGACTATCAAACAATGAAAGAATATGATAAATTTGAAAAAGGTGCGGCTAATTCTAATACAAGTACAGCGGTACTAAAAAAGCAACTTGAAGATCCAAATGCCAAAATAATTATAACAACAATTCAAAAATTGGCTATTTTTGTTAATAGAAACCTTAAACATGATATCTACCAGGATGAAGTAGTTATGATTTTTGATGAATGTCATCGTTCTCAATTTGGTGATATGCACAGAGACATTGTCAAATCATTTAAAAAATACTATATCTTTGGTTTTACAGGAACACCAATATTCGCTATAAATTCATCAACTAGTAATAAATTTCCAACATTAAAAACAACTAAGCAAGTATTCGGTTTGAAGTTGCATACATACACAATTGTAAATGCAATCCACGATGGTAATGTTTTACCATTTAGAATCGACTATTTAAATACAGCTAAAGCATCAGACGATATGAACGATGATGAAGAAGTCTATGATATCAAACGAGAAGAAGCTTTGTTGGATGAAAGACGTATTTCAGAGAATGTTAGATATACTTTGAAACATTTCTCTCAAAAAACAAAAAGAAATGAAAGAGCTTTTAGCTTCAGTAAGTTATTAAATGTTGAAGAAGTAGCAAAAAGCAAATATCAATCAAGGTTAACGAAAAACATAGAGAATCGTCAATCAATTAAAACCACTGGATTTAATTCTATTTTTGCTGTTGCAAGTATCAAAGCAGCAAAGAAATATTATAGTGAGTTTAAAAAACAACAAGAATCCTTAGTTCCAGTAAAAAGGTTAAAGATTGCTACTATATTTAGTTGGAGTCCGAATGAGTCATTAGATGGGATTTTTGATGAGAACAATGAGAGCACTGAAAAGCTAGATAAGAGTTCTAGAGATTTCTTAGATGATGCAATAAAAGATTATAATTCACACTTTGGAACTAGTTATGATACATCAAGCGATAAATTCCAAAATTACTACAAAGATTTAAGTTTAAGAGTTAAGAATAAAGGTGTTGACTTATTAATAGTTGTAAATATGTTCTTAACTGGATTTGATGCAACAACTCTAAATACTATATGGATTGATAAGAAATTAAGAATGCATGGACTTGTTCAAGCTTTCTCAAGAACAAACAGAATATTGAATTCAATTAAAACATTTGGTAATGTAATTTGTTTTAGAAATCTAGAACCTCAAGTTAATAAAGCAATTAGCACCTTTGGAGACAAAGATGCTAGTGGAATTGTATTACTAAAATCTTTCACAGAATACTATGAAGGTTATGAAGGATTCAGTGGTTATAAGAACTTGGTTACTGAACTTCTCAGTGAATACCCAATAGGTCATGAGAAAATGGGAGAGAAAGCAGAAAAAGCATTTATAACATTGTTTAATCAGATATTGAGAACAAAGAATATTCTTGTCAGTTTTGATGATTTCGAAGGAATGCAAATTCTAAGTGATTTTGATTATCAAGACTACCAAAGCATTTACTTAAGTCTTTATGATAAATACAGAAGAAATAGAGATGCAGAAGCAGAACAAATCAATGAGGAAATCGAGTTTGAAATTGAACTCGTTAAATCAGTTGAAGTTAACATTGATTACATATTAATGCTTGTTGATAAGTTCCATAGTGATCATATGGAAGATAAAGAGATAGAAATACGAAAAGCAATTGATTCTTCTCCATCACTAAGAAATAAAAAAGATTTAATTCTGAATTTTATAGCTTCATTAACTGTTAATGACACTGTTACGGATGAATGGAGAAAATATATAGAAAACAAAAAGAAAGAAGAATTAGACAAGATTATTTCTGAAGAGAGTCTTGAACCTAAAGAAACTAAAATCTTTGTTACTGAAGCTTTTATAAATGGTGAAATAAGGCAAACTGGTACAGCAATTGTCAAAGTTTTACCACCAACATCGATGTTTGGTGATACGGCTGGGATGAGCAGAAGTGATAAGAAAAAAACTGTATTTCAAAAATTAATCAAATTCTTCAATAGATTTTGGGGATTATAGTTTTAACGCGCTTATATAATAGGGGGTATTTGTAATGATTTTAGCCAAAACAATAGAGATATATTTACCTACTGGTGATGCCAGCAAAGTTAGTCAAGCAAGGATTACAACCGAAGCAATTAGAATAGTTTATGTAGCTAGATCTGAAATCGCAAATAGGAAAGTCGATTTAGATAATATTGGTTGCTATATCTTGGTAGGTCTTGATTCAGCGGGAGATAAGATGGTCTATATAGGAGAGTCTGAAAATATCTATACTCGACTACAAGACCACAAAAACAAGAAAGATTTCTGGAATGGAGTATATACTATACAGAACTTAAGCGGAACTTTTGACAAAGCACATCTTACATTTTTAGAACAATCAATGATTCAAAAAGCACTTGAAGCAGATAGATTTAAAGTTGAAAATGCAAATGGAGGAAAATACACTTCGATTTCTGAATCAAAGATGAATGAATGTTTGGTTTTCTTTGAAACAATTAAAACATTAATAAAAGCACTAGGCTTCAATGTGTTCGTACCCGAGATTGAGAAAGAACAATTAGATGAACAAGTTAGATTCTACTTCCGAAGTAAAGACAAATTGTGGGATGCTCAGGGTGTTTTTGTAGATGAGAAGTTCATCGTTCTTAAAGGGTCAATAGCTAGAACTGAACCTACTAGACATAAAAGAGAGTCAAGTGAGTTAAAATTTAGAGACAAATTAATTGATGACGGAATTATTGAAGAGGTAGAAGGGGTACTGACATTTGTTAAAGATTATTCATTCAACTCTCCTAGTCTTGCGGCTGATATTGTTTCTTTGGGTAGTAATAGTGGATGGGTAGTTTGGAAAACTAAAGATGGGAGAACTCTTGGAGATGTATTTAGGGATGTAAAGATATGTGTTTAAGTGAATTGTTAGAATCTACCAAAAACTTAATAATTGAGTATGGCGGTAAGGTTCATGTAACTCATAATGTATATGGGGGTTATATATTTTCGAGTTTAGACAATCCAGAAATAGTTAAAGAGTTTCAGGTGAAATTAGAATCATTTGGTTTCTACAATGGTTATAAAGATAAAGCTGTTATTATTTTTAATGTGAAACGTAATCTAAACCAAAATAATATTTCATATGATATTTTATTTGGATATCTAGTTGAAGGCATAGATATTATTATGAAGCGAATAAAATCATTTCTGGAGAAAGGCAATGTAACGTACCATCATATTTACACAATAAAGGGAGTGAAATTTAACAAGAACTTTAGGGTTTTGGATACAGTATCTGCTGTGAACAACAATGATATTCCTAAAGAACTACGTGAATACTGGGATTCAAAGTTTAACTTTCATTCTAGGTATTATAGTACTTCAGAATGGTCAGAAATAAGGTCAGGATTAATCTATACAGCTAAAATTAAAGTTGTAGATATTGAATATGATGTTGAAGAGCACATTGATGATGAATTGAAAGAAGTTTCAAAGATAATGAGAATGTTTGAATTGATTTTTCCATTATTAACTAGTGTTCCCATACATTTGATAAAGAATTACTCTATTATTGATAGAGATAGTATTTTACGCACAAATGATGGATCATCAAAGGCTCTTCCAAGCATTGCTATAAATAGCATGCGTAAAACAGATGTAAACACTAGTGAACTTGGTGATTATATATCAAAATTAGGAAGTTTAGCAAAGAAGGACTATTTAGTTTTAACATCAACGTTAAGAAGATTCAACAATGCTTTAATAGTTAGATCTGTTAATGACTCATACATTGACTTAAGGATTATTCTTGAGTCACTTCTTAGCTCTACGAAACATGATACTCCAATTCGACATACAGTTTCCCTAAGAGGTGGGTGGTTACTTGGGAAAACGGTGGAAGAAAGAGTAGATTATTCAAAAAGAATAAAAAAATTATATGATTATGGTTCAAAAGCTGTTCATGGCTCTAGTAATAATGTGACATCAAGTGAAATTCTACATAATAGTTTGAATTTAGTATGCGAATTAATCAAAACCATAATTAAAAATGGCAAAGTTTTTGATGAAGAGACTTGGACTAGGCTAACATTTGGAAGTTAAATTTTTTATACCGGGTATAATCACTGTGAAAGCTATTATCAGGTATGATTATATACTTTCTTTGAATAAAGAGCACTATTTAATGCAACTCTCATCAATTGTTTCTTTATTTTGTCTGAAAATAGTGTATATTTATAATTAAGATAAGAGTCGAAGGATGTTGGAATAGATTTTTTTAATCTAATGGAGTTTATTGGTTGAGAAGTTCTTGCATAAAGTTTTTCTAAGGAGGACAAATGATGTTTAGAAAAGGATATATGATACTTAGATTATCAACACCAATTATTCTAGATAAGATATATGGGATTGAGGATAATATACTATTAAGACCATTTAAAACAAATGAGTTTTATGATTTCATGCATTCGTATCAAAAAACATATATTGTACCTGATATGCAAAATCGTGTAAATGAATTGTTCAGACGTAATTTTATTATGTCTGAAGATTTCACTACCTATTATGGGAATGGTAGTTATAAGGCAAATGCTGATAATAGTAGATTGTGTTGCGTAGAATTTAAGGATGAGGTCTATGATAACAAAGGGATAGTTTCTAAGTGTTGGAACTATATGGATTCAATGGCACTATTGCCAGAACCGGTTTTAGTTTATGATCAGATGGATTATTACACTGATGGAAATACAGCATCAGCAAGTGATATGTACAGAAGATTTGATATAACAAAACCTGTTATAGTTACAGAAGATATCATTGAGAAGATTCATTCTAATTACACAAGATTTGTTGAAATGTATGTTCAGCAAGATTTAAACTACTTTAAAATAAAGAGTTCGATTAGATTCTATCTATCTGGTTTAAGTAATTCATATCGTACATGGAACTATCAGTCTATGATGATGTATTTTATAATATTAGAGATGTTCTTAATTGAAGGAGATGAAGGGGTTACGTCCCAGTTCATAAACAACCTTTTTGCAATCAAAGATAAACTAGATAATGTGATGAGTTTTACTGATTTGCATAACATTGCCTTTAGTAAATCTAGTCTTAGATATCTTTATGAGATTAGAAGTAAAATCGCACATGGTAGAACTAATGAAATTGCATTTGGCGTAGGGAAGTTTTCTAGATTTAAGGATGAAAAAACTGTTAGTGAGTTATTAAGGTTGATTGCCTTAGACATTATGTTGTTAAATCTTCATAGTCAAGAGGAGCAAGAAACTAATCAGGAGATGATTAATCATGATTGTGAAACTATTTAGTAAACCATTAGAAAAAGCTATCTGGTTATATGTTATTTTTGTGATTGGTAATGTAACAACAGGTATTATAAATAATGCCATTGATAATGTCTTACCTGATCTAGATAGTGCATCAAAAAATCTCTTAACTGCAGTTCGATTTATAATGAATATTCCGGGTGCTTTAATTGTAACGATCGGTGGATTTATCATCTGGTACATTGCTCAAATCAATAAAAAATGATTTGTAGTTCCGATAATAATTGTGATTTCATGTATAAGATACTATAATAAATTATAAATAGTTATATATAGATAAAATGCGATACATTTTTGGTTAAAATCAAATATCAATAGTAAAATGTAGATTACTATATATTGAATAAGATAAAACGGAACTTTCAGGTCCTCTTAATTATACTAAAATTTTAGTATAATAATTAAATACTATGACAAATGTGCTGTTGATTAAAATGGGAGCTCCAGTTATAATATTAATAAATTGAGGAGGATAAGAATGAAAAAAATTGTGTGTTTTGTGTTACTAAGTGCTACATTTATATTTGGTATGCTTTTCAGCAATAGTGTTTATGCGTACATACCAGATGATGAGATTTTTGATGAGTTAGGTGATTACACGATTACAGAACCAACCATGGAAACAATAAAAGTATATATTAATTCAGATATGGTTGATATTGTTGAGGAAACAGGTGCTACAGTACATACGTCTGAAATTAGACATTACTTTCTTGGGATATATATTTACTCAACTTATAAGTATTATCATTATGTTGATAAATATATAGAGAATATAGTTACTCAACGATCAATTTATAATGATATTGATTCATTGATTTTTATATTAAATGAATTGGATAACTTTGCTCATGAATATCCTAGCTGCCAAGGTAATGAATTGAATTGCGTCTTGGGGTTTGTTCGATCCACAAGTAACTCATACGCAAATACTTCAACTTTATATGGTGGGAAATGGGGGTTGTTAGCTGGTGATGTAAATGAAGATTTTGTCAGGTATGTAGATGATAATGATGGAGCTGGATTAGAAATAAGCGAATATTTCTCTGCATTTATACCGACACATCAAGACGATACCGATTATGATAAAGTAAACTTCAATTCAAGTTTACATGGAAATGCATACTCAGGTTGGGAGTTTTATGATGGTCAAGATTATTATAATGGTTTGAAACAATATTTTCTTGTTGATCCATTTAATTATTCTAGTAATATAGATTTAGTTCACATGTTCGCATCTCTGGATGGGATATATAACAATACAGATAATTCTTTATCCTTCGGAAATAAACACAACAGAGATATCGTTTCCTGGGGTGGAGACTTGCAACAAATGGCTGATGAAATGAGAAATATAAATGTAAGCTTATTACCTACGTACATAGACATTGGTGGTGGATATTCAAATGTATCAGTTGATTTTTGTTCTTTTGTTGGCTATGGGGGATGTCTTGCTCCAGAAGAAGATATCTTAGCTGATATTGATGCAATGAATATAGCTGTGACATATTTAGATAACGATATTAATGACAGAGTATCAGTTGCATTTTCATCTTATTATAATATAATTAACTATGATGATTCATACTTTCCTAATAGATATAAGATGTTCTTGGATTCGGTAATTGATACGATTGAATTAGATAATCCTGGAACTACTGATATTGAAAAGTTTAAACACGAAGTATATATTACTCTTGATGTAATTCTTGATGGAAATACATATAAAAACTATTATTTGATTCTAGGGGAAACATATGTTGGATATGGATTATTGCGAGGTAGTGAATGGCCTACAGGAGGATCGCTGCCAAATGTAGAATTAAGGGGCTATTTAGCGGACTTGTTTATCGAGTATATTCTTGACATGGCATCTAGGCCATATTATTATGGTTAGAACGCTAAAAAGCAGGAGGAAACGCAAATGAAGAAAATTGTAGTATTATTATCACTAGCAATAACTTTGCTTGTGATTAGTTTAGGAAATCTTTATACAAACCTTAGTGCATTAACAATTCTAATAAATACAATTATAATTTCTTTGTGTATTGGGTATGATAAATCTAAATGGTTAATGCAATGTGCTTTATTACTGTCATCTGTGTTTTTTGAGATACTTCTATTTTTTGGGATTAATCAAATTAATTTACCGGTAGAAGAACAAAGTATAATACTAGGGATTCTAATGATGATTTTTATCCTATCACAATTAGGGTTGACAATTGTTGGAATAATTATGATTCATATTGGTCCGAAATCAAAAATAAATCATTATGACTATATTGTTTTGATAATTTCAATAATACTGGCAGGACTATATTTTACTCTCAAAAGTAATGTATTTATATACTTTGCTCTTACGATACTAATGATATATTCAATACCTTATTTTAGAAAAGTAATTTTTAATCGGGTATAATAGATGTGATAACCATTATGAATTACGATAATCAAATGTAATCAAATGAAACAATATATAACGTTAAACTCATTTTGATGTTAAAATCAAGGAGATAGTGCTTCGCGCTCATGGACAAAATTTGCATTTTTTGTTAGACTATAAATATCGTGGAGTACTGGCTAAAAATGAGCTTAGAAGTAACAGGAATTCAGAAATGAGTTCCTTTTTCTTTTGCAGAAAGAATTGTAGTATTCAACTGGTAAACAATTACAGTTTTAACGAATTTAAACTGTACAGTTGGAGTGATTGTTAATGAAAGGAAAAATGCTTGATTACTACGAAAAGTGGGGAAAAAATGGTGTTTTAGATAACCGGTTAAAAGCGATTGAAGACATGGTTTCTAAAAGTGCAACACAAAAAGAAATCGCTAAAATCCTAGGAATGACAGAAAAAACTCTGATCAAATTAAAGAATAAACACCCTAAATTGAACCAGGCATTTATATTTGGTAATGATGAATTAAAGTATACGTTAATTGATACTATGTTAAAGAAAGCAATTGGTTATGAATATGAGGAAATGCAAACAACCATAGAAGAAACAAAAATTGGTACAAAAAAGAGAATTGTTAAATATAAAAAGAAAGCTCAACCGGATTATAATGCAATCAGATATTTATTAGTTGTTAAATTTGGTAGAGAGTTTAATGAGAAAAAAGAAGAAATAGACGCAATGTTTGAGCGATTAAAAGCACGAGAGGAGAACTGGTCGAATGCAAGTAGTGATGAAGATAATAACAAGTCTTAAGGAATATGATAATAATCCAAGATGTAATGATGAAGCAGTCGAAGCAGTTGCTAATTCAATTAAAGAGTTTGGATTTAAGGTTCCCATTGTAGTAACAAGTAATAACGTCATTATTGCCGGACACACCCGTTTAAAAGCCTCTGTGTTGCTTGGGTTAAAAGAAGTGCCATGTATAATCGCAGATGACTTAAATGAGCAACAAATCAAAGCATTTCGCTTAGCTGATAATAAAACAGCTGAACTAGCAACCTGGGATTTTTCCAAATTAGAAGATGAGATATCTTTATTAGATATAGATATGCTGCAGTTTGGGTTTGATGAAATGGAAAGTTTACTTCCCGATAATGCTGAAGATGATGATTTCGATGGCGTTGATGAAATACCAGAAGTACCATTTACAGAACCAGGAGATATTTATGAGTTAGGAAAACATAGAGTAATGTGTGGTGACTCTACTAATCCTACGCAAGTAAATATACTTCTTAATGATAAAGTGGTTGATATGACTTTTACAGATCCACCATATAATGTAGATTATGAAGGAACAGCAGGCAAAATAAAGAATGACAAGATGGAAGATAATAACTTCTATCTTTTTTTATACAATGCATTTCAAAATATGTTTGATCATACAAAACCTGGTGGAGCAATCTATGTTTGTCATGCTGATACTGAAGGACTTAACTTTAGAAACGCATTCAAGAATGCTGGATACAAATTAGCTGAATGCTTAGTCTGGGTTAAGAATGCACTTGTACTTGGTAGACAAGATTATCATTGGAGACATGAACCAATTCTCTATGGATGGAAAGAAGGAGCGGCTCATTACTTTATTGATGATCGTACCCAAGATACCATATGGGAATATAACAAGCCAAAGAAGAATGAAGAACATCCGACTATGAAACCATTAGAGTTAGTAGGTAGAGCAATCAGTAATTCCTCAAGAAGACATGAAACCATCTTAGATTTATTTGGTGGTTCAGGTTCAACACTAATTGCAGCTGATCAACTTGATCGCAAATCTTGTTTAATGGAACTTGATGAAAAGTTTGTGGATGTGATTGTTAAGAGATATATTAGACATACTGAAAACAATGAAAATTGTTATTTGATAAGAAATGGGAAAAGGTCTCCAATTAGTAATTTTAATGAGTTTGAAATAAACTCACTATAGTGAAAAAAGTGCTTGCTATTTAGTCTCTTTAGAGTGATATATATAGTAACAAAAGAAAAGGAGACTATTTATGTTTAAAGAATTTAATGCACACCCAAAAGGAATTAAAACTGGAGACTGTACAGTTAGAGCAATTGCGACAGTAACTAACACTGATTATTTAGAATGTCGTCGAGAGTTGAATCGCAAAAGAAAAGAACTAGGACATTCAAGTTATAAGGATACTAAGTTCCTATATGATTACCTGAAAGGTTATCCAAGATTAATATTTAAAACAGTTAAGGGAGAACCAAGAATTAAAGGAACTGATTTTACAGAGTTACATCCTAAAGGAAAATACGTCCTTAAAATGGCTGGGCATATTGTTGCCTGCATTGATGGAGTTATACTTGATACTTGGGACTGTTCTTATCGCTCGGTATATACAGCATGGGAGATTACAAAATGAAAACAAATTTTATAAGAAAAGCAATGCCTGATGAACTTCTTCCTCAAGATGAGTTTGTGATTGAAAAAGAAGTAGTTATTGATTCGGATTTGTTCGAATGTTTCATTCAGGATCCACTTAACGATTATGATTTTATCAAAGAAAACATTGATCTAATGTATTGTGATAACGAAGGAACATTCCACTGCATATTTGTTACTTCAGATAAGCACAGTTTTGGAATCCTAGTTGAAAGCGAAGGATACCATTATGCAAGATACACAGCATATTTACCAAAAAACTAATAAGGGGCTGTAAAGAAATAGCCCAAAGATAAAAAATTGATAAAAACAAAAACCAGACTCATTCGAGACTGGTTTTTTGGTATAATTATAGTATGATAAATACACATAATTACATAGAGAATTATACAACAAAACAATTGGTATTACCACTGAATTTAGAAATTATTTTAGAAAAAGATTCAGAAGTATATACCTATCTTGAACTCATGAAAGGAATAAAGCTAGAAAAATACTTCGGTAGAGAAAGCAATATAGGGAGAATACCGAAAAACAGAGTCAAGATAATGAATGCCATATTATTTGGTTACATGATTGGATATAGAAGTACAAGAAGGCTTGAAGAAGCATGTAAGAACGATATCAGATTTATGTATTTGATAGAAGGAATGGCAGCGCCGTCCCATACCTTAATCAATAATGTCATGAATGAAATCAAGGAAAAACTTGATTCGTTATTAGTAGAGATAAATCAAGAAATAATGAAGCGAGAAGATATTGAAACAGATAAATTGTATATCGACGGAACAAAGATTGAAGCAGACGCGAATAAGTATACATTCAAATGGAAGAAATCGATACTAAAGTTCCGGGAGAAACTATATCTAAAAATAACAAAAGCAATCCCAGAACTAAATGAACTAATGAAACAGCATGAATACAAACAAATCAGAACAAAAGAAAAATATAAAGTTAGAGAACTAAAAAAGATAGTGAATCGATTAGTAGAGATAATCGATTCTTTAGGTATCAAATGTGTATATGGAAAAGGTCAACGAAAAGACCCCATACAGAGAATATATGATAATTTTCAAGGATACTATAATAATAAGTTACAGGAATACAAGAAAGACTTAGAAATCATAGGACCTAATCGAAATAGTTATGCAAAAACAGATCATGACGCAACCTTTATGCATATGAAAGAAGATCATATGAGGAACGCGCAACTAAAGCCAGGGTATAATGTACAAATCGGTGTTAGCAATGAATATATAATGGTCATTGAAGCTTTTCAAAATGGAGCGGACCAAAAAACATTCAAACCTGTACTAGAGAAATACAACCTTATGTATAATAATTATCCTAAATATCCAGTCGCAGACGCAGGATATGGAAGTTACGATAATTATAGTTATTGTCTTGATCATGAAATGGGACTATATCAAAAATATGGATTATGGGCAAAAGAAAGAGAACCACAGTTTAAAAATCAAATATATAAAAAAGAAAACTTCAAACAAGATAGAAATGGCAATTATAGATGTCCTAACAATAAGATATTCGAAAAAGTGCGAGAATATCAAAGTAAGAAGATTACATATAATCACACAATCAATGAGTATGAATGTTTTTACTGTATGAAATGTCGACAAAAAAAGAACTGTACAAAAGCAAAAGAAAATAGAAAAATTACTGAAATCGTTGGATATCAGAAGATGAAAAATATAGTGATTGAGAACCTTGACTCTGAACTTGGTATAGAGCTTAGAGTACAGCGTTCTATTCAAGTTGAGGGAGCATTTGGAATTATTAAAGAAGACATGAAATTTCGTCGTTTTACTAGAACTACGTTTTCTGGCATTAAACTAGAGCTAAATTTAATCGCAATTGGATATAATTTAAAGAAATTTCACAATAAACAGTTTCGAACGGTTAACTAACAACTAAATAAGCTATAGAAAAATTACTTCTTTAGAGAAGTGTATTTGTTTATACTTAAAAAGGCACCAATGTGTGCCTTTTTTGTTTTTTTTAAAAGAAAGAACCTGTAGTTTTTAAAAATCTTCTCAGATTCTTAATTCTTTACAGGCCCTTACTTTATTATAAAAAATCATAAATTGTCATTCATGTAATTTTCAAAAAATTCCTTAAAACTTAAGAGGTCCTCGCTAATCGGAGAGGAAACTGAATCTTTTATACTTCTATCTTTTTTAAAGTTTAAACCAATGTTGAGTAAAGAGATTCTTTGTTGAATATCGAAATCATCATTATTCCTGTAAAACATATACCTGTCATTACATGAAAATGTAATTGCTTTTCTGTGTATTTCAGAGAAAGTGAAAGAGATTCCTGTAGCAGGGATATTGTTATTATATTGTAATATTACATCTATAACTTCATTAAATACAAATAAATGAATAGGATTTTTCGCATAAACTATTTTTTTACTACTGACTAATTGCAATAGATTCATTTTATAAATATCTTCCTTGTCTTTTAATTCAAGGAAATCAAGATTTTTGGATTTTGGATATATTTTTTCGTCAATACACAGTAATGAAATGCGAGGAGATAGTGGTGTTAGGACTATTAAACCGGACATGACAGGGGCATTGTGATTAGGTTGAAAAGGATTGATTAGAACAATCGGATTATCACTGGAAATAAAGTCAATATTTGTTTTATTAATACAAATGAGCATTTTAAGATCTAATGTAATACTTTCTATATCTTTCGCTATTTTTAAACATAATCCTGCTTCTTGTCTAGTGTCAATGTTGTTTGCAAACTGATTAGTCATGTACCGCAGTTCTTCTTTAGTAAGTTCTTCTTCTAGAAATTGAGAAGTAATTGCAGTCATTTTAGAAAACATTTCTGTTTTCATTCTTGTTGTATTATCTCTACTGTCAGTAGTCCGTAACCTTTGAAATGATATAAATGAATTCATTAGTATTTTTTGCTCTTTAGATAAAATTTCGTATGGGTTAGCGAGGATTTCATTTATAAGAGGAGCCCACTTTGTTTCTAATTTTTGGAGTTTCATTTCCCATTCTTCATCCTCACCATACATATAATCTTCATAACACTGAGACGTGTATGGGATGTCTTTTATGAGTTCTCTACTTTTTATATTAATAATAGAAAATTTTTTCTTGCTATTAGCAAATGATTTCAAATAAAACTGTGGGACGTAATGTTGATGTTTTCTTTTGCTCATTTACATGATTCTCCTTTTTTAGCTTATAAATAATTATATCATGTAACGAATCAATTAAACAAACAATGTGGGAGGTATTAATGAAAATAATTACAAGTGAATCAGTATTTAATGGACATCCTGATAAGGTATGTGACCAAATCAGTGATGCAATACTAGATGCAATTTTAGAACAAGATAAAAATGCAAGAGTAGCAGTTGAGTGCGCTATCAAAGATGACTTAGTATTTGTTTTTGGAGAAGTCACAACAACTGCTATTGTTAATTATAAACAAATAGCTAGACAGGTATTAAAAGATATAGGTTATTTAGATACTTTTAATGTGGTTACAAAGATAAGTGAACAATCATCTGATATTGCGCTTGGAGTTGATTCTAATGAATTAAAAGAACAAGGCGCAGGAGATCAAGGGATTATGTTTGGTTACGCTTGTAATGAAACACAAGAGTTTATGCCATTACCTATTATGCTCGCAAACCAAATATCTAAAGAAATGGATAAAATCAGAAAAGAAAAGTACTCACATATTTTTGGCCCAGATGGAAAATGCCAAGTATCTGTAGGGTATGAGAATGGTAGACCAAAGAAGATTGAAACTATTGTTGTATCCGCTCAGACGAAACCAGGAATAGATGATTTAATTATAGAAAGTATAATATTAAATGAAGTTCTAACAAAAGTGTTTGATATATATACTATCTTTGATGCTAAGGTATTAATCAATCCAACCGGCGAATTTATAATAGGTGGACCGTATGCTGATTCAGGATTAACTGGTAGAAAGATAATTGTTGATACGTATGGTGGCTATGCAAAACACGGTGGTGGTGCTTTCTCAGGAAAGGACGTAAGCAAAGTTGATCGTAGTGCGGCTTATTATGCAAGATACGTTGCAAAAGCCATTGTGGGGGCAGGTCTTGCCACACATTGCGAGGTTCACTTGAGCTATGCAATTGGTGTTGCAAAGCCAGTGAGCGTCTTAGTAAATACATTTGATACAGGCGTTACAAGTGATGAAGAGATACAAGCTCTTGTTAATTATATGTTTGATTTCAAACCTGAAAGCATAAGAAAAGAACTTGATTTAGATACAGTCAAGTTCCAGGAGTTAGCAAAGTATGGACACTTTGGTAGAGAAGATTTAAATGTTCGATGGGAACATGTAGACGATAAGATTAAGCAATTGAGAGAGCTTTATGGCAAAACCTAAAGAACTACATAGGTTCTATAAATCTATTCAATGGAAAGTAGCAAGAACTATCAAGATTCAGGAAGCTAATGGAAGGTGTGAACGATGTGGTGCTTTAGGAGAAGAAGTTCATCATAAGATACGACTAACAATTCTGAATATAATGGATGTAACCATAAGTTTGAATCAAAAGAATTTAGAGTTTCTATGTAAGAAATGTCACAATGTAGAACATAAGCGTTTCTCGAAGCAACAACAATTTGATGAAGATGGTAATTTGATTTCACGATAAACCTCGTTTTTATAATTCATTTTTGATATAATGGTTATAAAAAGGGGGTTGTACATATGATAAAATCTAACGTTATTAGTGTGGAGAAAAAAGACAATAAAATTGAACTACATAAAAATTCCTTTATAGATAAAATGGTACTTCTTTTTAATATAGGTGGCGTAGTTATACCACCATTAGCTCTTGTGGGTGTTGGATTGAGTTTGATTAATAAAAAATACGCAGAAGAAAATCTAAATATTCTAATAGAGCATATACAAAATCAAGAAATTAAGATTTCCGAATTTCAGAAATTGAACAAAGATAATATAAGAAACTTTTCCTTCAATGTACAAAAAATTATTGAGGAAGTTACACAAGGACGAGCTAAAGAGAAAATCAATATTTACGGAAATGCTTTATTATATGGTATTGACAATGGTAGCATATTTGCAGATGACGATAACTTTAGTGAGAAAATAGATCTAATTGCTAATTTAAATATAAATGATTTAAGAATTTTAATTAAAATGGACAAAGAAAAGCAGGTTTTTGGAGACGATACGATTGTTCACACTGAGTTTAGAGCTGATTTAGTTCAAACCACTCATTTCATGAATGGTAAAAAAGAAAATTATCTTGGCTTTGATGATTTTGATATACATAGAATGTATAAACTTGTATCTCTAGGTTTAGTAAAAGAAGAATATAAGTCAGAAATTGACTCATTTCGTTCAACAGGTAGTAAAACTATTATAAAAACAGAAATCGAATTTAAATTAACAGAATATTTTGACTCATTAAAAAAATATATAGAAAATAGTAAGGAAAAGTTTGAAAATGCCCCCCCTACCTAAGAAAAACAATATATTTAAGGGTACCGTATAGGTGGGCAACCAAAATACGCAAAGTAGAATTTTTGAATATCAGAAAAGAGGTTCTAATTATGATTAACCAGTATGTTAACAATATATTCTCTAAAAATAGAGAATCATTAATCGATACATACAAGCTTAATACCAAGAAGGACATAGAACATTTTAAACGTAAAATAATGAGTTTAGACATGAATTTTTCCGTTTTTTTTGAACAACATTATGAAATAATGGATCTTTGTAACAAAAAGAATTATGATACCATTGCAATGACAGTTGCATATAAGTTGATTGATAATTTTGGTTGGATGTATAATGAAAAAAAGAAAATAGGCAGTGCATATACATTTAAGCATTTTGTTTCTTCTTTTCTTATTAGAAATCTAAGTGATGATGTTACAGTTGATGAATTATGGTCATCACGTTGTGGCATGTATCATCAAAATACTTATGAGTCAAATCATACAGCCAAAGATGATAGTGATATAAGATTTGTTGTTTTTTACTCTAATATAAAAATTTCTAAAAAAGATTTATTAAAAATAGTAAATACTATAGATTATAAAGCTGAAGATTACTGCTTTTTACGTATGGATGAACTTTTTAAAACAATTAAAATATCTATTAATGAGTTTTTTGAATATGTTATTGTTAGTGGAAGATTATATGAAATAATTAACAAAATGGCTATGATGCCTTTATGGTATGCTTATATTGATGTCTAGAAATGAAATATGATAAATAGGGAGTATAAGCGACTAAAATCGCTTTTTTCTTTGGTTGATGAATCAAAGAAAGAATTAGTAGACAATTTAATATATCAAGCTGCATTTATGAAAGTAGAACTGGATAAACTACAAGTACAAATAACAAAATATGGTGCAGTTCAAATATCAAGCAAAGGTGCTCAAAGACAAACCGAAGCAGCTAAGTATTATACAAAACTTGTAAATTCATATGGTACTGTAATAAAAACATTAAACACAATACTAGGAACACAAGTTGATGATGGAGATGATGCATTTGATGAATTTCTTAAAAGAGCAAGTTGATGAACTATTTAATTGAATACTGTAAAGAAATTGAATCAGGGAATATACTTGTAGGGGATGAATTAAAAATAGAATTAGATATACTAATTCAAGACTTAGATAATCCTAGATATATGTTTGATGAAAAGCCAGGCAATCTTCGAATAGATTTTATAGAAACCTTTTGCAAACACACTAAGTCGCCATTTAATGGTATGCCATTCATTCTTGAACTTTGGGAAAAAGTAATAATTCAATTGGCTTACGGCTTTAAAATGGCTGATACTGGATTAAGAAGATTTAATGAAGTCATTTTATTAGTAGCTAGAAAGAATGGTAAAACTACATTTGTTGCTGGAATAGATATAGCTGAATTCTTTTTATCTAGAGGTGGTGTTGATATCATATGTGCATCTAACACTACAGAACAGGCCAATATATTATTTGAAGAGATAAATAATATGAGAGAGCAGTCTCCAGCTTTATCTAAAGAGAAAAGAAGTAAGAAGAATATATTCTTTATCTATTCTCCTAAGACAAAAAACAAGATTAAGAAACTCTCTGCTCAATCAAGAAATAAAGACGGATACAATATAGAGGTTGGTTGTATTGATGAAGTACATGAAATGACTGATTCAAAAGTATATGATGCTATTAAACAAAGCCAATCAACAAAGAAAGAACCTCTAATATTTATAATAACCACCGAAGGAACAACTGTTGGTGGTTTTTTAGATAACAAATTAGATTATTGTAGAAAAATGTTAAAAGGTGAGATCAAGGACGAGAGAGTTCTACCCTGGTTTTATACACAAGATTCAACAAATGAAATATATGAAAATCCTAAGTCATGGCAGAAATCAAATCCAAGCCTTGGAGCTATTAAACTAAATAGTTATTTAGAAGACCTAATGAATAAATCAAAACATGACTTATCAACAAGAGTTACTATGTTATGTAAAGACTTTAATATAAAGCAAGTTGAGCAAGGTTCTTGGTTAGCGTTTGACGAGTTAAGTAATGGAGACAAATATAACTTGGATGATTTAAGAGATAGTTATGCAATTGGTGGTGTTGATTTGTCATCAACTACAGACTTAACGGCGGCTATACTTGTTATACAGAAAAAGGATAGTTCAAAGAAGTATATAATCCCTCACTTCTTTATGCCTAGTGAAGTAATAGAAAAAAGAATTGCTGAAGATAGTGTTCCTTATGATATATGGATTAAGAAAGGGTTTATTACATTAACCGAAGGAAATCAGAATGATTTTTCATTAGTTACTCAATGGTTTATGAAGATGATTCATACTTATCAGATTAGACCACTATGGGTTGGTTATGATCCATGGAACTCACAGTATTGGGTTAAGGAAATGGAAGATATGGGTTTCAATATGGAGAAGACTAGACAAGGTGTTTATACTTTATCTGAACCAATGAAACAATTAGAAGCAGATTTAAAAAATGGCTTAGTCAATTATAATAACAATCCTATTTTGAAATGGTGTTTATCAAACACTCAAGCTAAGGTCGATTTGAACGGTAATATACAACCATCAAAGCTAAACTCAAAATATAAAAGAATAGATGGTACAGTAGCAATGATTATTGCGTATGTTGTTCTAAATAGATTTAAAATAGATTATGAAAATATGTTATAAGGTTTAAAATTTTATAGGCTAATGTTATAATTTTTGTAACGAGGTAATGTATGAAAATAACAAATAGTAAAAGATTAGTAAAAAATGGCTGGTATAAAACAAAATTGACGATATTCGATAACGGAGATAAAGATAAAGATATTACAATAAGCAGTGGAGATATTCGTTTCTTTAGATATAGACCAATTAATGACTATACAATTTCAGCACTAATGAGGCATGAGTTTTGGGCTAGTCAACCAGTAACTTTCAATGATCCATATGATTGGTATGTTACTTTTAATCCTAAAAAAGTATTTTTAGCTAGTCAAAAAGCAGGTAATATTGAACAGTCTGATTTGCTTAAGGATAATAAGTTTTTATCAGAAGTAACAAAATTAACGACTGATATTGTAAAAAAGTCTGTATATATAACTTCCTTGAGTGAAACTGTTGAGAACACTACAATGTGGGCACATTATGCAAATAACGGTTCTGGTTTTGCTGTTGAGTACTCATATGACCAATTAGAAGATATTAGAAATCTGTATATTAGTGATTTGCTTAATCATTACAAAATAACTCATGAAATCACTGATGATGAAATTTCAAAAGAGCAATTAGATAAATGGTACAAGCTGAATTCTATTTTATTGCCTGTTGAATACTCTTTAAAGGGACAAGATTTTACAAAAGAAATGCTAGAAGAAATAGAAAACCCATCAAAAGTATACATAAATAGTAAAGAAGATTTTTTGGAGCATTTAATTGATATAAATAATGATGTAAATTATAAGAAGAATAGAAGCATGAGAAATTATTTGGCTATTTCAAAAAATAGTAATTGGAAGTATGAGAGAGAGTGGAGGATGGTCGTTTCTTGTATTGAGGTTCTCAAAGAACATACTATTCTTGCATATTCTAAGCCGAAAGGTATATATATAGGAGAATTTATTAAAGATAGTGATAAGTTGTTGATATGTTTAATTGCTAAAGAAATGGATATAACTTTATATAAAATGTATACAAAATATACAAAAACAGCTAGAAAGCTGAAATATAAAAAAATGACTAATGATGAGATCAATGACGTAATTGAGTTAAAGAATGAGTTTCATCTTAGATTACGAGAATTACTTTAAATAGGAGAAAGTATGCCGATATTTAAAAGAAAAAAGAAAACTGGTTCATTTGATGCTCTACAACTTATAAGCAATCTTAATACGTTTTATACACCATTTGGAACGAACATATCCAAAAGTGATGTTGTTAAGATATGCATTGATAGGGTCGCATCGCAGTGTGCTAAGTTAAAACCAAGATACATAAAAACTGAAAATGATAAGACAGTAACCGAGAAAAAAGGTCGACTGTCTTTTCTTTTGAAATATAAACCAAATGAAGTAATGACCCCTTATGATTTCTTGTATAAAACAATTACGTTATTATTGCTGAATGATAATGCTTTTATCTATCCAAAGTTTGATAAGCAGACAGGGGAACTTAAAGGTATTTATCCACTAAGACCTGTAACTGTAGAAATGATAGTCGATGAAGGAGATATGTATTTCATTAGATTTCTATTTGATAATGGAGAAGCATATACCTTGCCATATGACAATATTATTCATTTGAGAAAGAACTATAGTCAAAACGATATATTCGGCGGTACAGGTTCAACTGGTGATCATGAAGCGTTATTGAAAACAATAACAATTAATGATAACTTGCTCCAAGGAATAGATAACGCGGTTAAGTCCTCTATGCAGATTAAAGGTATTATCAAAATGAATGGTATGTTATCAGAAGCCGATAAGAAGAAACAACGTGAGTTATTCGATGCTGCTCTATCTGAATCAATGACAGTAAAAGGGAGTTCAATAATACCAATTGATCTTAAGTCAGAATACATACCATTAGATGTGGATCCTAAACTGATTGATAAGGATACATTAGAGTTTTTGCAATCAAAGATACTTGACTACTTCGGTGTATCAGTCCCAATATTTACAAGCAAATATTCAGAAGATGAATATAACTCATTCTACGAGTCAACCATTGAGCCTCTTGCTATTCAATTAAGCGAGGCTTTTTCTTTAGGCTTATTAACAGATAAACAACTAGAAC